CAAAATAATATGAACTATTTGCTTTTGTTACTGTTGTATCTTCCAATACAACAAAGTTATAAACTTTACTGTCAATTTGATTTGATAAGAAAGAATATCCTGAAGGTATGGTTAATGTTGCGGATGTACTTGTTGCTGAAGCCACCAAAAAATTAATGGTTGCAATCGGCGCTCTTGTTGAATATGGAACATACCCCAAAGACTTAGCATGAGACACAACCGAATCTCGCAACAATGCAGTATCCATAAATGATTCATTTGCAACCATATTAAGATAGTAGGCATTATAATGTGTGTTATATGCCAAAATATCAAGCAATACATTCAGCCCTGACCCCTCAAAGTCATAGTCTGTAAATTCGGATTGTTGATTTAGAAATGTTCTTAAATTTGTCTTGATTGTATCAAAATCAAGTTCTGTTACTCTTAAGCGGTCTGCCATATTATCTAATCCGTTCTAGGAAAAAATTAATTGTAATTGGGTCTGGATTGTTTATCACAAAAAATTCCAGTCTAATTTTATACCCATTTTCATCAGGTGAAGGAATTGCAGTAGTGGAAGATATTTCAACTCTCGGTTCAAAATTATTAATAGTTTCTTCTATCTCTCGTTCAATTTGAGCTGCTAATATAACATCAACATTTTCAAATAAAAGTCTTCGAATATTTGATCCGACTTCTGGTTGAAATGGTCGTTCAAAATGGTTAGTCAAAATTAAATTTTTAACTGAATTAATTACCGCATACTCCGCTCTGTGAGTATTAATGTCTTTACGAATTGGATGAATCGCAAAATTCAAATCCAAATCTTTGAAATTTCGTGTGGAATCTATGTTTGTTGTGGCCATGTTCTATTTATCTCATCCACCAATAATAACAGTCGCAGAACCAGTTTTGATTTCTCCTGTATCTGGTCCATTAACCTCACTATCGTTATCAAGTGTGCTGTCTCCAATACGAGCAGCACCCTTTGTTCCATTATTTAAGTTAATGCGTGGTGCATCAATTGTCATATTTCCACTCGAAACAAGAGTATATGTTCCACTAACAGTTTCAGTATAATTTCCACCTACTGCAACTTGAACATTTCCATCAATTTTTAGAAGTGCGTCCTTCTTAACATAAACTTGTGCGCTGCCTTGGACTGTGACATTACAACTACCCATAATGTATACATTGTCATCTTTCATCACAATAGTATAGTTATCTCTAGTAATCTTTTCAACTTTGTCTCCATCAGGAAACCATTCTTGGAAAGAACCATTGCGGTGTGCAAGATGAATTCTCTCTTTTTCTGGAGTGTCATCGAATTCTAATAGATGACCAGATTCAGTTTCTTTTACATTGTTATATGGATAAACTGTGCCATATTTTGTTTCTGGTTCATCCCAAGTACTGTTAGAATTGGCAGTTGGAACACTCTTTACACGATTGTCTTTACGTTCTTGTATGAATGTTTTGGTTATTGATGCTGCATCATTTCTTGCAATACGAGAAGTTGATGGTTCGTCCAAAATCTTAGGATATGAATTTGCTTGAGGGCTTTCTGTAATTACAATTCCAGTTCCATCAGTCTTATATGTTTTTGTATTTGGTGTTCTTGGTGCGGTTTTCAATTCTGTTGCAGTTCTTGGATCCGCAAATGCTTGTTGTGGGTTGGCGGCTTTCAAAGGAATGTTAGGTAAAATACCCATCATCACACGTTCTTGTGCGCTTTCTCCATCAATGAAGAATCCAATAACCATATCACCTTCTTTTGGTGCATAGACTTCTGTTCCATTTACTGGCAACAAAGGTTTGGACCAAGGTAAGTCTTTTGTTGGGAGATGCATTTTATTATCAGCATCCCAACCAACGCACCGCACTTGGCATTGGCCCAGCTTCAATGGATCATTTCTATTTTCAACGATTCCAGTCCACCAAATGAACCCGTTTTTACCAGCAAAGTCTTTATCTTTTTCCATATTAATAATTCAAAATTTCTTTTACTTGATTTATACTTGCTTGAGGAATAAAAGGCACATTTGTTGATGTTGATGCAACTTCAATAATAGTTTCGTGTTTGTCGTAACCAATCATATGTCTAGTAGCTACAATTAAATATTTACCACTTACTGTTTCGTCAGAATTTTCTCCACCCTTTTCTTTTTTACCAAAGTTAGGCGCAATCACATTGACATTGAAACCCGAAGTCAAATTAAAATTACCCGGCATAGTTAATTTTATTCTTCTACCCATTAAGTTGGATAGAATTGCTTTTCTTTGTAGCAAATATGATTCAGTATTGTCTTCTTTACTCAATGTTTCTGGAACTTTTTCTTTAATATAAGCACTGAATTGTTTTGCTGCACTAAAGAAACTAACTGTTTGTTTAGAATCAAACATTGCAGTGCTATCTTTACCATCTCGGTTTGGTATTGCAGACATAGTTGGATTCTCATTGGCGTGTTTCATAGTAGAGAACACATCACCAAAACTAACATTTTTCTTTGATACTGTTCCTGTTGTCGGATCAAAACCAACAAACTTGGCAGCATTAACACCAGACCTTGCCTTTTCAATGCCATCAGTTTGTGCAATAATCTCTAATGACCTTGCACTACTAATCTCAGACATTGGATTGCCTTTTGGTTGATTCTTAGGTTCAAATCTAATGTCAAGTAAATCAGGCTTTGTCAACAAATTAGAAAGTGTTGCAAAATTATATCCTAAAATATTTTGATAGAACATAAAGTTTGGTGCCTGTTTAACATCAACGGCACGTTTTGCACACCATTCAATTGCATCAAAAGGTCTTAAATTTGGTATTGCAATTTTTCTGATTCCGTATGATATATCAAAAACACCACCACCGTTGTTGTTCGGTATTTTTAAGTAATCTAATAGAATTTTTTGAACTATTTGTGTATAAGTCAAATCATAAGATTGATTTATTTTTTGTTGGTCAGAATACATTAATTCATCTGAGACAAAATTCAAAAGAAACAATTCACTATTTTGATTTTCATTTTTTCTATCAGATTGTTTATATACACGAAAAGCTTTCTTAAAAACTGCAATATCAGATTTTTTATCTTTGGCAATATCTAACAATAAAGATTCTGATCCATCAAAAATTAATTTATCTGATAAACCATTTGCATCTCGTATCAATATATTTCCAGTCATTACTGGAGTCAACAAACTATCATATATGTTAATCTCTTCATATATTTTTGAAATATCAATATTGCCACCTTTGGTGACAAGAACCAATTCATTAATATGAAACTGCGTAGAGCGTTTGACTTCTAAGGTCATTGTTTAATTACCTTTTTGAATTCTTTTTCAATCTGAGGCACGAATTCAGGCTTCAACAAATTAATATCTCTTTTTGCTTCATTTTCTTCTTGTTCATATTCGTAATAAGTTTTCTTTAATTTTGTAACTGTTTGGGTTATTACATCACCACTTTGTAGTGTAAATGATGATGATGATGTAGCCACATTTGCATATGTATTCGCATTAACTTGAATAGTTTCAACAATCGATTCATTATTAATATTTGTTCTGGTTACAATTTTGTAATATGATTGAACATTATTAACACTCATTGCCCAAGCAAGCCCGGTTTGTACTGTTGTATTTGCAACACCGTTTGCAGTATATTTTTTATCAACATACTTGATAAGGGTTTCGTATTTCAAAGGCCAATCAAATTGTGGATCAATTATATCATTAAACATCAAAACAATCCAATGTCTTTCTGAACTATCGTAAAATTTATGAGCAATAATTTCAGGCGTGTCTGAATCTTGTATTGAATACTTGTAAAATGCCGCAGAATTTTCTTTAAGTTTTTGTTCAAACCCAAATCGTGAAATTATATTTGTTACAGTATCTAAGCCACTAACATTAGTGTTAGCGGTATAAACTGTTTTTGGAAAGTAATTAAAAAATCTAGCCATTTAAGTTATCATCTTTTTATTGTAATTGTTAATTTAAAACACCTTTTGCATCTCTTTTGACAATTCCTCCTTTTTCACCACCTTTAAAATCATCTTTTGTGAGGAAAGTTGTTTCTTTAAACTGTAATTGCATT